TTCAAAAACTTGCGCAATGGATCGAGCTGCCCATATTTGGGTATCTACTCCAGTTTCTTTTTTTACTAATTGTAATAATTCTTTTTCTTCTGCAACTAACTCTTCTTTTAATTGGTGAGCTGCTTCAACATCTACACGCACTCCTAAAAAACGCATGTCAACGAGGCAAGGAAATAGTTCAGTCTCTAAATCAAAAATGGAATTAATATCTTGAAAGTTAATTTCTTTCTTTAACTCTTGCCAAAGTTCTAAAGTTATCTCAGCATCTTTTTCTGCGTATTCACCAACATAAATGGCAGGTAGTTTATACATTTCTGCTTTGGCGTCAACCCCCCAACTCTTTGCTGCTTCATATAAATGTGTTTCACTTTTTGTTTTTCCAGTGTATCTTTTAGAACAGTTGTTTAAGTCGTAACGCATTTGATTTTCATCAACGACGGCCGATGCAATCATCGTGTCAATTATTTTACCGTTAATACTTAAACCTAACGCGCGTATCCAACACACGTCATACATGGCGTTATGAAATATTTTTATAGCGTCAGTGTTAAGGACTCCTTGAAACCATTTTAAAACTTTTTTCTTATCCATGTTGCCCCCACCTTCGTGTGCAATCGGATAATATCCAGACCAGTTATGTACGGCTACTGCTATTCCGGTAATACATCCATTACCTGTAATAGATCCGGATCCCATTTTAATTAAGTCGGGATCTTTTGTTTCTAAGTCAATTGCTATTTCATCATACTTAGTTAAATCTGGAAATTCATCTGGTGGTGTCCATTCTACTTGTGGCGCAAATAAAGGTTTTTGTATCATTTAGTAATTATCCCCCATGAGTTGTCTTTATCTTCTGGTTTAATTTCTTTTGGTTTCTCTATTTCTTTATAATCTCTTTCAAGTATCATTTCTAAAAAGTGTATCGCTTTCATTATATCTTCCTTCTTTCCTTTTAGTCGGTGTCGACAGATATATTTTATAGCACATCCTTCTGGAAATAAAAGCTCATTCTCAACTACAAACTTACTTGGTTGAATTTTAAATTTTTGGTAATGTGATCCTCCGTGTTGTTTATCCCAAACACTCATAGGTCTCCTATCTGAAAACTTTTGTAATCATCTTTGGGTTGGATAACATGTAGGTTTTCTTTTGTTCTTGTTGCACCTACGTAAAATAATCTGTTCTCATCGTCTGGATTTTTTTCGTAAGCTTTATTTGTATTGTGTGTAAGGTCAGTTAATAAAACTACGTTTTGTTTTTCTCCACCCTTAACACTATGTATAGTTGATAATTGTATTCTAGGATTATCTTTCAAACTTTCTCCATTTCTTCTCATAGCTCTTATATATTCTTTTCTATCAGTTGAACAGTCATTAAATGCTT